AGAAGATGGTCCGTCCTGATATGTACGGTCTAGTTATCTGCCGTGGCCTAATTGGTGAGGCTGGCGCAACTGCCTAATCTCTGATTAGTTAAATAATAGTCAAACCCTCGGTTCTTTTCGGAGAGCCGAGGGTTTTGTCTTTCTATAGTCTATTTAGAAGTACCTGGTTACTAGGTGGATATGGTCCACCCTGCATTAAGCAGACATGATTATAAAAGGAGGGTTTTTAACTATGGGAACTAAAAGAGTTGGCTTGGCAAGGACCAAGGCATTACTAGAAAATTTAAAGAGAGAAATTCAGCTCAATCAAGCTACGCTTGTTGGACAAAAGGCGAAGGTTTTGACCATGAGTGATGGTCTTGTTTTGTCAGCGGGCGACAGTGGAGCTTACTGCCTCTTTGCAGCTGCTGCTGCCACTGCTGTTACGTTGCCAGCACCACAAGTTGGCCTAACATTTACTTTTATCACAACTGTTACAGCAACAGCAGATCACGTTATTAAAACAGCCACTCTTAACACGGATGGATTCTTGGGTGGTTGTATCTCAAACTCCACAACGGTTACAAAGGCAGATGCTTTTAGTGCGGATGCTGATGGGTCTAATGACTTCATTACGCTAAACGGAAGCACAACTGGTGGTCTTGCTGGCTCAAGAATCACCGTTGTCTGTATTGATGGAGAAAACTGGGCTGTAAGTGGACAACTAGTTTGCACTGGTGATCCCGCAACCCCATTTGGTGATGCTCAAATTTAGTCCTTAATAAATTTGTTACTCACACTATTAAGCCCTGTCTTTTCGGAGACAGGGCTTTTTAGTTTATTAAATTAAGTTAACACTTGAAAAACATTGTTTGTATAATAAGACATGGACACTTTTATAAAAGAATATCATAACGCATTTTCAAATCAACTCTGTGATACCTTGATACAAATATTGGAAAACAACATTGCATCTGGCGATGCTCATGTTGGGTTACTAGGAAATGATAAATCAAACATTACTAAAAAGGATAGCGTAGACTTAGATCTACTACCAGGGAAAACAGATGGGACCAACCAGCAACTTTTTAAAAATTTCGATACATTATTATATGGGCCAGCAACAAATTACGTAAATTCTTATATTATTAGCCCAAAAGGACAGCAGAATTATTTACTGGAGGAGCATGTAAGACAAGCTTTTACTTTATTACAGCCGCCAAAACTTAAAAGATACAGCTGTCCAGATCAAGGTTATCATGCTTGGCACCAAGACTACGGACTACTTCCAATCCAAGCTAGAAGAGTTCTCGTCGCAATGGTATATTTAAATGATGTCTCCGAGGGCGGCGAGACATGCTTCTTTCATCAGAACTTGAAGATTAAACCAGAGAAGGGAAAGATGGTTATCTTTCCTCCATACTTCACTCACATGCATAAAGGCATGGCTCCAAAATCTAATGATAAATACATTTGTAATTTCTACTTAGGGTTTAACCCAAAAATGTGACATACCCTCGCAAAATACATTTTCTACGATAAAAGACTATTTATATCAAATGGAGGACCCCATGGGTAAAAAAAGAAGATATAGAAGCTTCCCACAGAAGTTTGGACAAAAATATGGCTTAAAGTATGGCCTTAATAAAAACGCCAAACAAGAGGAGGAAGTAGTTGTTGAGACAGTTTTGAAAGCAGAGCCAGCTATATTGGTCGCTCCGGAGCCTGTCATTGAGCCAATTGTTGAACCCACCCCAGAGCCTGTTATCGAGGCGGCCCCAGTCGCCGAGGTCACGAAAGAAGACCCGGTAGTAAAGGCTGTCAAGAAAACAACCACTCGTCGGAAAATAACTAGGAAGCCTAAAGAGGGCACCCAAGTTTCCGCGACTACACCTAAGAAAACTAGAAGAAAAAGAACAACCAGAGCAAAAACAGCAAGCTAGAAGCCCTTTATAGTTATCCCAACTAATTACCTAGAGGAGAACTCTAAGCATGTCTGTGCCCACCTTAACACCAAAACAAAACACCAGCCCAGTGGTGCTTCCTGCTAGTGGAAGCGAGGCTGATGTTGCCACTGCAGTGCCATTGGGCATGTATACTGGGTCTCTAGATTTTTTATCTGGGGCAGCGTCACAAGTTAAGTACACATATCGAAAACTTGGCGGAGACGTTCTAGATATTGAACTAACTGCAAAAAATGTTTATGCGAACTTTGAAGAAGCAGTTTTAGAATATTCCTACCTAGTAAACACTCACCAAGGTAAGAATATTCTCTCAACTGTTTTGGGTGGCACCACGGGATCTTTTGATCACAGAGGCGAAATGAAATCTGGAACGCTTTCTTCAAGCTTGGGAGGAAGGCGTGTTGAATTGGCCTATCCCGAATTAAGGTTCGAATATGCTAGGCGTATTGGTAACGCTGTCGCATTTGACGCTGGCCTTGGCGGAACTGTTCGTGAGTATTCTGCCTCATTTAGCATAGACGATAGTAGACAAGACTATGACTTGCAAGAGGTAGTTACTACTGCTGCTGCAGCAGGTAATGTTGATTTTGCTTCTATTGATACTAGTAAAAGAATTATAATCAACAGAGTATTTTACAAAACTCCTCGCTCTATGTGGAGGTTTTATGGCTATTACGGTGGACTAAATGTCGTTGGGAACTTGGCTACCTACGGACAATATGCCGATGATTCCACATTCGAGGTGATTCCAGTATGGCAAAATAAACTTCAAGCAATGAACTTTGAAGATATGATATACACGAGAACTTCACACTTCTCTTATGAACTTAGGGACAACAGGCTTAGAATTTTTCCCCAACCGGTGACAAGCGAAATAAGTCAAATGTGGTTTACATTCCAAGTTCTAGACGATGCTTGGGATGTTGATGAAACTAGAAAGGACGGCGTTGAGGGAATAAATAACTTGAACACTATACCTTTCGCAAACATCCCTTATGAGAATATAAACTCTGTTGGAAAACAGTGGATTCGAAGATTTGCACTGGCTTTGTCAAAAGAGACTCTCGGCCAAATTAGAGGAAAATTTGGGACAATACCAATCCCTGGTGAGAATCTGACGCTGAATGCTTCTGATTTGCTATCGCAAGCTCAGACGGAACAGAACGCACTGAGGGAAGAATTAAAGACAGTATTAGACGAAATGGTTTATACAGCACTTGCTGAAAAGGATGCTGCGATGGCTGGCAATATAAGCACTGTTAAACAGCAGGCTCCTTTGCCAATTTTCCAAGGATAGGGGGAGTAATGAATGTCAGACAAAAAGTGGAAACAACCCGATAGTCCACCCCCTCCTTTGTTTGTTGGGAAAAAGGAAAGGGATCTGATAAAGCAGGTCAATGATGAACTCATAGAGAGAGTCGTTGGCCAGGCAATATTATATTACCCAATAGATGTTGAGAGGACCAATTTTCATCCAATTTACGGAGAAGCCATTGAAAAGAACTTTCTCCCGCCAATCAGGGTGTATGCTTTGGTCGAATGGAATGCCTATGGTACAGAGTATTCACAAAATATTGGTGTTGATCAAAGAGTTGAGATAACTGTTCACTTTCACGAGAGAAGACTTCAAGAGGATCAAGACCTCTATGTTCGAGCGGGCGATTTCGTCTTATATGGTGGTATCTATTATGAGCTGGTCGATTGGGCCGAACCTAGAAAAATATATGGACAAGTTGATCATAGCATAGAGATATCAGCTAAATGCGTGAGAGCGCGGCCAGGAGTGTTCAATGGAACCTAGAATTAAGAAAATTATGCCATCAACTCTTGAAACTATAGATAGAGCCTTTTATGAATGGGTGGATGAAAGTCTTAATGTTTTTTCTTCAACAAATGCTGGATTTAAAAAGGTCCCCCTTATTTGGGTTTCTGCTGAGAGGTCTTTTCAAGTCAAGCGGGACAAGGACTTAAGAGACGACTATGGTGTCTTAAAGTTACCTCTTATATCAATTGAAAGAACTTCTATAGTTAAAGATCCAAACAGAAAAGGGATATATCAGGCCCACATTCCTCCTAAAAACGATGCAAAGGGAGGGGCGATTACACTATCAACTAGAATAAATCAAACTAAGACCGGTGACTTTGCAAATGCCGATTCGTACAAAGAGGTTCCTAGTTTTGGTGCCCAGGCCCCACTTGCTGGTCAACAAAACTTTAAATTTAATAATAAGAAAATAGTTTATGAAACCTTGTCCATACCGGTGCCAACTTACGTGAACGTCACATATTCTGTTGTGTTAAAGGGAGAATATTTTCAACAGATAAACGAAATGTTGACTCCTTTTCTGGTTAGAACCGGCCAGATAAACAACTTCTTTATTGAATATGATGGTCACAAATTTGAAGGCTTTTTGCCTCAAGACTTTTCGCAAAATAACAACGTTGCAAATCTTGGAGACGACGAGAGAGTGTTTGAAACCAAGATGGATGTTAGAATACTTGGGTATTTGCTAGGGGCGGGCGTCAATGAAGAACGCCCCAAGATAGCTGTTAGGGAAAACTTTGTCGACATTAAGTTCCCTAGAGAACGTGTGATGTTAGGGGATATCCCAACTACTGTCTCTGGAGCCTTTTATCGTGAGTAAATTTGGACTTTGCGTACAAGAGTTACTATTTACTACGAGAACCCCAAGTAATAATTACTACGGTATATAAATTTGAGCAAGGAGAAATTAAATAATGGCAAGTGGAGCTAGAAGATTTAAGTTCATTTCCCCTGGTGTCTATATAAACGAAATTGATCGTTCACAGTTGCCAGCAGAACCAACAGCCATGGGTCCAGTAATCATTGGGCGCACTGAAAGAGGCCCTGGTATGGTGCCTACAAAGGTATCCTCTTTTGAAGAGTTTACAAGAGTCTTTGGCGCCCCTGTTCCCGGTGCTGACGGTGGCGATAATTGGAGAGAGGGAGACTTTGATGGCCCCACTTATGGCGCTTACGCTGCCCAAGCTTGGCTGAAGTCTGGTGAGGCACCAGTTACAATGATTAGGCTCCTTGGTGCGCAACATGAAGACAATGATGGAACCTCTGCTGCATTAGCTGGATGGAAACCTACAGGCGCCCCAACGGCCCACATGATAGATAATGGTGGAGCTTACGGCCTATTCTTAGCTGATGATGCAGCTGTTACAACAGGATCTTTGGCTGCTGTTTGGTATACCAACCAAGGGACCTCAATTAGGCTATCTGGGGCATATCAAGCTGCTGATGTTACCGGACGTGCAGAAGGCGCAGGAACTGGCAAGGCTTTCCAATCCAACGGGGCACATGCAGAGTTCATTGCTGAGATTTTTACAGATGGTACAGTAACGGGCTTTGGAGATCTAAAAGAAAAGATTTGCTTCAACTTCAACCCTGATAGTGAAAAGTTTATTCGTAAAGTGTTCAACACGAACCCTTCTCAAACCAATTCTAGTGTTGTATCCACTAGCAATAACCCAAACTATTATACTTACTGGCTTGGCCCAACATTTGAAGGATTCTTGAGAGATGGCTTTACTGGCACGGCCCAAGTAACTGGCTCAACTTCTGTTAGTTCTGAAGCTGGTAGCGTTAACGGTGTGCTATTGGGGTTAGTTTCGGGAACAGTTGAATATTACGATAACAATAGAGGTTTCCAAAATGCTGAGTCTCCCTATTTCCGATCACAAGATACAGGAGATGCCACTAGCTTTGATATGAGCAGGACCTCTAACTTGTTTAAATTAGTTGCTCTTGAATATGGAGAGTGGGCTAATAGAAATATTAAAGTCTCTATCGAAAACTTAAGAGCCGCTGATTATCCTGATGTTGATCCATACGGAAGCTTCTCAGTGGTTTTAAGGTCAGTAAAAGACAGAGATGAGGAGGTTAGGGTCTTAGAAAGATTTGATAATCTCAATCTAAACCCAAACTCTGTTAATTATATTGGCAGAAGAATTGGAGATTCTTTCCTACAATGGAGTGACTCTGATAGAAGGATGCGTCAATATGGTGATTATCCTAACAACTCAAGCTATGTTCGTGTTGTTATAGACGATGCAGTGGCTGATGGGGCGATCAACCCAGAACTTATTCCTTTCGGGTATCTTGGGCCCCCAAGATTTAATGGCTTTACAGCTAAATCAGGTAGTGCTCTTCCTGTTCAGCTAGCTAACGAGGGGAACGACATTTTAACAGTTGTTAAGGGAGGCGCTGATATTGCATTTAGTGGTTCACAAGACGCTGCTAATCTTGTTGGCGGTGTTTCAGCTGCCCAAAAGATTGGCTTTGTATTCCCCAGCATGAGAGTCAGAGTTAGTGCGAGTGATGGAGGGCTAAATGACCCCACAGACGCATACTTCGGAATTCAAACAACAAGAGACAAAGACAGCAACAGGTTTGACTTTAGTTACATTGATCTAACTAGACCTCTAACCCCTGATGTCAACACATTTACAGTTGGTGCGAGGACTGAGTCTTCATTTATCTTTACAATGGATGACATTGTATCAGGCACAACTGGTTTCCACTACGATTCGGGCTCCAGAGCAAGAGGGGATTCTTTATCTGCCCAATCAGGTAAGACCTATAAGGATCTGTTAGATGCCGGATACGATAGGTATACAGCGCCAATGCACGGTGGGTTTGATGGCCTTGACATTACAGAGAAGGAGCCATTTAGAAACACTGGCCTTGCTGATAAAACGCAAGAGACAAGCTACGCTTTTAATACCATCCAAAGGGCAATCGATACAGTTGCTGACCCGGAATTTGTTGAAACCAACATCATGACTGCTCCTGGAATCACAAACTCTGTTTTGACAAAGCGTTTAATTGACACCTGTGAAAATAGAGGAGATGCAATAGCAATCATTGATCTTGAGAACGACTTTGTTCCTTTCACTGAAAATACATCAGATTTGACCGCAAGGCTTCCAAGTGTGAGCAGTGCAATTACAAGTCTAAAATCAAGGAGTATCAATTCTAGTTATGGCTGTTGCTTCTTCCCATTCGTTCAAATTCGGGACACTGGTACAGGGAGGCTTATAAATGTTCCGCCTTCAGTTCCAGCGCTCGGAACCTTTGGAAGTTCTCAGGCTAGAACAGAGGTTTGGTTTGCTCCCGCTGGATTCGTTAGAGGTGGATTGTCTAACGGTGCCGCTGGCATTCCTGTAACAAATGTTAAGCTAAGACTAACATCCAAGGATCGTGATAACCTTTATGCGGTAAACATTAACCCAATCGCTTCCTTCCCGAGTGAGGGCATCGTAATCTTCGGACAAAAGACCTTGCAGGTCCAACGATCAGCGCTTGATAGAATCAATGTGCGTCGTTTGCTCATCTTCCTCAAAAAGGAAGTTTCTAGAATTGCAAATGGAATTCTATTTGAGCCAAATGTCCAAGCCACATGGGATCGTTTTACTGCAGCAGTGAATCCCTTCTTGGGTGATGTTAAGGCAAGATTTGGCCTTACAGACTTTAGGGTTGTCCTTGACAACACCACAACAACGGACGATCTAATCGATAGAAACATTCTATACGCTAAGATCTATCTAAAGCCAGCTCGTGCTATTGAGTTTATTGCACTAGACTTTATTATCACAAGGACTGGCGCCTCATTTGATGACTAAGGAAAAAAAATAGTTAACACTATTTAAATTGTAAGGAGAAAATAAAAAATGCCATTCTGGAGTTCTGGTCAAGTTGAGCCTAAGAGACAATTTAGATTTTTGGTAAGTATTCCAAACATGTCTGATGCAGCTCAATTCTATGCTCGTAGCGTTTCAAAGCCTGCGTTTACTGTTACGCAAGCACAACATAAGTTCCTAAATCACACCTTCTATTATCCTGGCAAGGTTGAGTGGAACACGGTTACAGTTTCCTTGGTTGATCCAGTTAGTCCAGATGCAACAGGTGATATTCTCTCCATTCTAAGAAGAAGTGGATATAATGTCCCTTCCAACTTAGATGCAACATCAGGAAATGAATCGCTATCCACCATTGGTAAGGGCAATGCAAATGCAGCTCTTGGCGAGGTCGTTATTCGTGCTCTAGACGAGGACGGCAACTTCCTTGAGGAGTGGAGATTAAACAACCCGTTTATTGTTGGTGTTTCCTTCAACAACTATGATTATAGTGGCGAAGAGTTGTCAACAGTGGACCTAGAGCTTCGATACGATTGGGCCTCTTATGTCATTCCCGATGGTCGTCCGCAAGCCCCAGGTGGAACGGTCCTAAGAAGACTATTTACTCCGGATAATCCCACCCCACTCTCTTAAAAAATATTTTTTATTAATATATAATGCCATGTAAAGTACGAGGTATAAATTGGCAAGGAATAATTCAGGGCGAACTAAAGCCGCCAAAACTAAAAAGACCGAGGAGGATCAAACTCCTCCTCCGGTTAAAAAATCAGTTTTAGATTTTGTTACACCAACTGAGTTCGTTGAACTACCAAGTGCTGGTAGGTTTTATGATACATCACACCCTCTTCATCGTCAAGAGACAGTTGAAATTCGTTTCATGACTGCAAAGGATGAGGATATTCTCACAAGCCAAACCTTGCTTCGCAAGGGAATGGCATTGGAAAAGTTTCTTCAAAACGTTCTAATTGATAAATCAATTAACCCTGCAAGTCTTTTAATTGGAGATCGAAATGCTATTTTGGTTGCTGCCAGAGTCACAGGCTATGGTCCAAACTATGAGACAAACACGCCATGCCCAGCGTGCGGAAACAAGAGCGTATTTGCTTTTAATTTAAATGATGGCTCTGTATATGGTGGCGATGACTTGGGTGATTTAGAAATTGATGAAACTGATCGTGGCACTTTTATTACAACGCTTCCGATGACAAAGATTAGCGCAGAATTTAGGCTTCTTACTGGTGAGGATGAATCCTTTATTGCTCGTAACAACGCTAGAAGAAAGAAGGCCTCAGCCCTTGAGACAAATTTAACCACACAATTGGCTAGATGTATTGTGGCCCTGAATGATGACACTGATAAATCCATCATCAATCAGTTTGTTGAGTTAATGCCTGCTTTTGATTCTCGCCATATGAGGAACGCAATTAAAGCAGTTACCCCAAATATAGACTTGACACAACACTATCAATGTTCAGAGTGCAATCACGAACAAGAAATGGAGGTGCCGTTTACAACGGATTTCTTTTGGCCTAACAGATAAATACATGGAAAACGTTTATGAACAATTCTTCTTCCTAATGTATCATGGGAAGTGGGATTTTCAACAGTCTTATAATTTACCAGTTGGTCTAAGAGAGTGGTTCACCAAGAGGCTTCTAAAGCAACTAGAGGACGAAAAAGAAGCACGAGAAAGTGCCTCAAGCAACAAGAAAACTCATACAATACCATCTAACTTGCCTGATTACTAAGCCGGAACACATGTTCCGGCTTTATTTTTATTTAAAACTAATTACTTTAAACACCACAGTTTGGTTTATTTATTATGACAAAAGAAGAATTAGAAAATCTGCGAGCTGCGGCTATATTAAACAAGCAATTGTTAGAAGACTCAGAGCAGCGTCTTCGTAACGTTGGATCTGTGGCTGAACAATTAGAAAGAGAATTGAAAGTTGAAGAAGAAACATTAAAAATTATTAAACTACAAAAACAGCTTGGACAGGCGACCCTGCAGGATGTAAAAGACCAAAACCAACTCATTGAAGAAAGAAGGAGGGAACTCGAAAGACAGGAAAAAATTCAGGAACGGACTGACTCCTTAATGGGCAGCATTGGAGAAAAACTTGGTCTTGTCAACGCAAAAACAAAGGAAAGTGTTGATTTTTTCATCAAAATGGTAGACCCTCTGAATGCATCAAACAAAGCAGTTGGACGAATAGTAATTGGCTTGTCCGTTGCAGTCAATTCATTGAAGTCCATGGTGGAAGCCACCAAAAACGTGGTAATAGAGGTCGATAGAGTAAGAGCTGGGTTTGTTGGAGTCACAGCCGATACATCTGATGCGATGAGAATGGCCGAAAGACTAACTCTTAGCAATCTAGATTTAGCAATATCTTTTGGTGAAATGTCAAAGGCTCAAGTGAATCTTAGGACACAGTTTGCGCAGTTTGGATTCTTATCTGACAGCGTTAGGGAAAGTATAACTCTACAAGGTGCCCAATTGCAAAAGCTTGGTGTTGATGCCGGAACAACGGCAACAATAATGAATACCCTAACAATGTCATTTGGACAATCTGCCTCAGAGGCTGCAGCAACGCAAAGACAAATAATAGGTTTAGGGCAAGCCTTAAAAATACCCCCTGCGGTTATTGCTCGTGATTTTGCACAAGCGCTCCCACAATTAGCACAATTTGGTGATCAAGCAGTTCGAGTCTTCGAGGAACTTAGTGTCGCAGCCCGCCAGGCTGGCGTTTCTGTCTCAGACCTAACGGGTGTATTTGGAGATCAGTTTAATACTTTTGAAGGTGCGGTAGGGGCAGCCGGAAGGTTAAACCAGGCTCTAAGATCGGACGTATTTAGCGGTATGGAGCTTTTGATGGCTGACACTGCCGAGAGACAAAGGATGATCAAAGAAGGACTAAGATTGTCTGGAGTAGAATTTAAAAATCTAGAAAGATATGAAAAACTTTACATTGCAAATGCTTTAGGTATTAGGGATGTCGCACAAGCCGCAGCAATATTGGGTGATTCTCAAGAACAAGTTGCCATGCGTATTGGCGATACTAGCTTCTCGATGGCAGAAATGGAAGAGATGACTCAAGCGGCTACAGCGAGTTCGGATAAATTAAAATTCGTATTTATGCAATTGGCAGTTGCTGTCACTCCTCTTGTTGATGCGTTTGCAAAAATCGTACAGGGCTTCTTAGATTTTGTTGAAGTTGTACCCGGTGGAATGGGGACAATCGTAGGCGTAATCGGTGCCCTTGGTGGTATTATTGGCGTAATGGGCGCTATCTCGCTAGGAGGCCCAGTCGGAGCCGCTCTCGCCACGGTGTCGGCTATTGGTGGACTTACAGCAGGTGGACTGGGCCTTGCTGCTGCCACTGGTGTTGGAACGGAAGTTGGGGACGCCTCTGTGAGTGGTGCAGACGTTAGTGGTATTCGAACTAGAGGTGGCGGAAACATGATACCCGCTGCAGATGATACAGTTGTCGCCGCAAAAGAAGGTGGTGTATTGGCTAGAGAATTAAAAGAAATAAAGAATGCAATTAAGGGCATGAACGGTGGGATGAATGGGGTAAAATTTGTATTAGAAATCGACGGACGAGCGCTTGAAACACCTGTAAAAAGGATAATCAAGGATTACTCCGATGGTTATGTATAGAATTTTTTAAACTTTAGATTATATACTATTATGGCGCAACAAATATTTAGAAATGGTGATGCTTCTGACGCATATGCTAACCAAAGAGCCTTATATTTAAGTTTCTTTCACCTTGCAAGCCAAAAAGAAGTAAACTTCAAGGCATTTATCACCAACTATAGTGAGACATTTGCATCAGACTGGAATCTGGAGCAGGTTTTTGGCCGTAATGATCCAATTGCTACATTCAAATCAACAGCCAGAAGAATTTCAGTTAGTTGGGATGTGCCTGCAGCCTCTCTAGCGGAGGCTAAAACAAACCTTGGTAGATGCAATCTATTATCACAATTTATGTACCCTGCCTATACAGGGGGGAGTGCCGCTACACTATCAAAACCCCCGCTTATGAAAATTAGATTTGCCAATCTAATTAAAAATGCAAAGAGAGGCCCCGATCCAGGCGCTAGAGTGTCAGGGTTGCTTGCTGCTGTTAATGCGGTGTCTATAAACCCATCTTTCGATGATACGAGTGGGTTTTTTGATGAGGGCGTTGGACGTCTTTATCCAAAATTAATTACAATTAGTTGCGATTTCACTGTTCTTCATGAACACGATATGGGATGGGGCCCAGGAATTGGATTTAATTCCTCAGAGCTGCAAGATTTTCCATTCGGCGAAGCAGTCTTGCCAAGTGCGCTAAATACTACAACTGGGGGGCAAACTTTGGCTGCCAACGAAGGCCAGAATCCAGATCCCGACAGGATTGTGGCCCCAATAGATCCAACAGAAGCGGAAAGAGCCAATGAGGCAGCGGAAACAGTATTTTCAGACGCACAGGAAGAATCCTTTGACGTGTTTAGTCGGTCTGATGAACAAGAACTTATGAGAGAATTTGATGCTGGCCAAAGAGTGGCCGATTCTGCATCTAGTAGTGCAAGAGCGGCAGCGCGTCTTGGCTTAACCCCGCAGGAATACCAAACACTCTTGAGAAGGAGAGGAGGCCCAGTCGGTCGGTAAACATTATGTCTAGATATGCAAATGAGATCCCTTTCTTGAATAATTCTGAGTTTTATGAAGAGATGTTTGAGGAAAGAAACGTAAAATATATTAAGCAATTTCGAAGTGGAAAGCTACGACATCCCACGGCAAAAGAAAGAGCTACATTGCAAAATGTAAGACATATTTGGAAACTTGGTGACAGATTTTACAAATTAGCAAACCAATATTATGGTGATCCAAAATTGTGGTGGATTATCGCGTGGTATAATTTGAGGCCTACCGAGGGGCACTGCAATACTGGAGACGTGATCCGTATACCACTTCCTTTGGATAGAGTGGTGGGCATGCTGAGGTATCTATAAATGAGCTTGGAAGAAGGCGGAAGCGGAAACGCCAATGATGAATTGCGAGCCTGGGGGGAGGGCGTTGCCGGGGAGGCTAACCTCAACGATCGTGAGGAATTATCAGGGCCAGACAAACAAATAGTGGATGCTGGTTATAGCAATAGATATACTATAGTTGACATAAGAACAAGATTACAAAACAATCTTGATTTTCTTCAAGAAGTTAGAGAGGACACTTTCTTAGATATTGTTAGGAATTGGTTTAACGGTAATATAAACAAACAGCAATACCCAACTTGGGTGAGGCCTCCGCGCCAAGGCCCCGAAGCACAGAGATATGCTGGAGATATCAAAAGAGAAACATATAATTTTCGAAATATAGCACTTAATGGTGTAACTTATTACACCGCTAGACAAGGTTCCGAGAACGGATCTTTATCCAATCAAACTCCCCCACCTTTTGCAGCAGAAGGGAGCGACGACCTTCTTGGCTTGTATGCAAACTCTGAAAATGTTGTTAAGCTAGAAAGCGGTCTATTAGAGGAATCAACTTTATTATTCGAGGAGTTTGTCGATAATGTCAATCTAGATGTTAATTTGCCAGATGATGTAAAGATTAGTGTCCAGGGTATTGATCGAGCGCGAGGGCGCCGAGCTGGTCTCTTTTCGGGAGGTGACGAAGCCTCAATTACTGATTTTACACCACAATCATCTGAGCAGCTTTTGAGGGAAGCCGAAGAAGCCAGAGAAGCATTTTATGGCCATTATATCTGGCTATATTATGTATATCAGTCCCAAAACACAACACAGCTCAGTGCACGCGACGTTATGGAGCCAGCTAGGCAATTATCTGAGGTATATAAGGATGCCTTGGTTCACCAATTATTGATAGCGTCCATAAATATTCACCAACATTTGGAGCAAGAGAAAGAGAGGCTTCTCGAAAGGCAAAGAGAAGCTGATTTAGTCTTTCAAAGGAATATAAGAGAAGATCTTGAGCAAGTCGAGGAGCAGTTAGCACTAGGCCAACAAGGAATACTTGAAGAACTTGTGGGATTGTCGACAGACGATGAGGATGAATCAGACTTAAGTGAGGCGGAGCTTGCACAACAAAGAAGACTATCAGAGCAAATGTTTCTATTAGATTTCTTAGATATTTATGCAAAACAAAATCAAACTAGAAATGAAAAATACCTAAGCGAAGATGGTGATCCTCATTTTATCATGGTTCATGGAAAGACTGACACAATAGTCAATCAGTTAATGTATGACCCTTCAATGGAGGAATTAGATAAAATTAAAACATCCGAGTTGTCTGGCTTGGTGCCAAAAATAAAACTTTTTAAATCAAGTTTTCTGCCAACCAGCGATTACCTTAGAGGCAGAGAAATAAAGCACGAAATACCATTTAGAACATACGTCCACCAGCAAGAAATATCTGACATGCTAAACAAAACCTTCGACAGAGGACAGGGTGCTGGTGTTAAAAAGTTTGAATGGAGACTTGAGGGCAGAGATCCATTTGCGGCACGTCGAGATATCTTTGCAAGGTTGGAATTATACTTTCAAAGCATGGATGAATTTATCAAAGTTAGAGGCGCTCCTCGTCCCAGATATGTAGATAATGGAGAAGAGTACGATGATGAAGATAATCCATTAGAATTTAGGTATGTTGACTTGGTAAATATAGGCATGGCCCATCCCGAAAAGAATTTCATATGGAACCCCGACTACTATAAGATAGAGGCAGAAGTTGGGTGGCATATGCCTCAAGGAACCGGGGACGCTAGTACATTTTTATCCGAGGGAACAAGACAGGCGATAAATAGCTCAACTATGTTTTTGCATTTATCTGCCTATGATCATGAAATAAACATAAACGATCAAGGAAATGTAACTCTAGTAATTGAATATCTTGCTTGGCAAGAGGGCATTTATCAGGGACCAGACTCTGATATTTTGTCGACCCCAGAAAGAAGAGCAGATAGACTTCAGGCACTAAGGGTTCTGACAGAAGCGGAGAAAGGCGGATGCCCAGATCAATATATTGCTGATCTAGAGGAGGAATACAAGAGAAAGGTTAGACAACAAAATGTTGAAAGTTGGAGTAGAATTTTAAATAGCTTATATGAACAAGACAAGATTTTCTATACAAAACTTGATCCGAGCTTGCTTGACCTATATCTAGCTGGAAGTAGGGCCGATCGGTCCCAACCTCTTTTGGAGGAATTGGGCGTGAGAGGCCCAGTGTCTAATTTTGATGCAGAGGCTAATTCAAATGTAAATAGTGGACCAACGACAGAGGAAATCACCAACAGAATTCCTAGTACCTTGGATGGATCGGAACTTTCAGGTTCAGCCTCTGTTTTGGACAGTCTTAAAAATCTTACTTATAACCAGGACGATGATCAATACCATTTGCAATTTTTTTATTTTGGAGATTTATTGCAATCTGCTTTGGAGGTTGTCCACACAGATGTCTCACCAACTCAAGATAGGTACGGATCTATAAGCAGGCTAAAGGAAAATACAAGGATTATACTTGGGCCAATATCCTATAAACTAAATGTAAAAAGCGAGGAAGACCCCCCAGAATACACAAATAAATTAATATATGATATTAGTCTTGCTGATATTCCAATATCGGTTGCCTATTTTATAGACTGGTTTTTAACGAAAATAGTATCTCAAGAAAGAGCAATATACCCCATATTGTCTTTTATTAGGGAAATATCAAGCGATCTAATAGCAAATGCTATGAGGCAACAGGGAGGTGAAAGAAATGTTGCGAGACAAGATCTGCAACTTAGGACCAACTTTTTTACTGCAGCCGGTACGGGAAGGGGCGGCGACGAAAAGCTATATTCTCTTAGGAATGTCCCCCCTCCTCCTGACACTTATTTGATGGCTGGTCGGGGGTCGCAACTAACCCCAGAACAGCAAGAGCTATATAGGCCTTCTACTGAGGAGTTGGGAGCATTGCTATCAGGCGACGAGTCCGTTGTTGCAAGGGCTGTTGCAAGTCGAGTTAATCTAGAAACAATACCTCAAGAGAGAAGACCAATCTTGAAGCCCCCAGAAAGTCAAGGACAGAAGACATATGATTATATGCTCTTATATGCGATAAACGCTGGGGCCGTTGAAAACTTAAATGCCGATCTAGCAAGTGACAAGGAAAGGGGCATATATCATTTTGGAATTGGAAAACCAGAGGGCATTATTAAAAGAATCAGTTTCACAAAAACTGATATTCCTTTCTTAAGAGAAGCTAGGCTAGAGAACGAATTCCTTGGGCAGATAACAGGGCTAGCAGTATTGGCTAATGTTTACAATGCAACAGTGGAGTGCTACGGGACTACCATGTTCCACCCAGGGATGAAAATATACATAAATCCGGTTGGCCTGTCTCCTGATTTTGGCAACCCAACAATACAAGGTTCTGCATCCAACGTTCTTGGGATAGGTGGTTATCATGTAGTAACTAAAGTTCAGTCTTATATCGAAAGAGGCGCGTATGTAACAACTGTAACTGCAATTTGGGAGTCTCCCGGTGCTTCCTCAGTCGATACAAGAGAGTCGCTAGCACAAGTATCCGAAGATGGGGAAAGTTGCGGCCCAACTCGTGTAGAAATTTCTTCAATGATTTCAAATATGCGCTAGTTAATAATAGGATTTTATAATGGCTAATTTTCAAGGAAAAAACGGACAAAATATAAAAAAACAATTCTTTGAAAGGCTAAAATATTCAGTTTTAGGCAACGTTTCGGAGCTGGGTTCCAACAATAATGCTGTAAAGGATTTTAATTTTGCTGAAAGGTCTCTATATGGTAGAATAAATAAGACACATGAAATTATTACTGTAAACCCTGCTAATTTAACAACTATAAAGTCTAGAAAAGACCCAAGAAAAAAAATTAAAACTATTAATTTTGTATCAGATGCATTTGAGGGCCTTGTTTTAGAAACAAACAAAGCAGCTTTTTCTGGAAAGCTTAATTCTCAAGATCCATACCTTTATAAACTTGAGGCTCACAAAGGTTTTATTGATCCTATAAACAATTTTAAACTTTACAATGAAAAAATTAGCAACATATTTATAGAAACTTATTTAAATGAAAAGAGAAGAGAGCAGATTAATGACTTTTCTTCTTTTTTTAATTTATTTTCTTCTTTTTTATTAGAAATAAGCAATAATGTTCCTATAACTTTAAATTCATTTATAACTAGCGGCTTCTGCAATCTATTGAATACTGGCCTAACAATTCACGTTGCTGATTTAGACGCCTCTGATGATTCTGCAAAAGAAGATTTTATAAACAGCCCAAATTTTTCTTTTTTTAAGTTAGCAGCAGAAAAGCATGGATTTTCTATAACAAAGAATGTACCGTGGGTTTTAGTTGCAGACATTGCAAGCCCAGCAATGCATCGATACTCTACAAGGTATGGTTTTAATAACGACGAAATTATACTCGCTGGTTATTTTTTAAAAACATACGAAAGAGATATTCAAAATTTACAAAAACTATCTTATATTACGTATAATAAATTTATAGCTCGAAGCCCTCAAAATGTTATTGTAAGTGGGCTTGCAACTAGAAGCAGGACGTGTAGAGCACCCATCTCAGTTCAAGAGTTTGATAGAAAGTATCCTGATAAAAATTGGGTTGACATGTATATTGATATTAGATACATTGAGCAAGGAAGTCCCGGAAGTGCTGCTTCTTTAAATGAAATTAAGCGCAATGCAAGGGATGTTCAATCTGTCAATGGGACTACAGCGATGCAATCATACGTTAACTTTTCTATTCGCGGATTTGATAACTACAACGGCTCTTTCGCTAAAGCAGTTGAAAAAATTAACTTTACTAACACTAAAATAAAAACTAAACCAACATATTAATGATTTTCCAAACGCTCGATAATAAAAGGGAGTGTGTCGGTGTGTTTCTCAATGGAGAACTGCATTTTGATAACGTCCCTAACAATCTTACTCGTACATGGTCTTATTCTTCGTTTCTAGAGGACTACGCTGGTATTGAATATGCATTTCTGTATGCTAAGAGGCCCTTGGACGAGGCATGCCCCAGGCACTTGGGTGATGAGTGGGACTCCATCAACAATCGTCTTAAAGCGTTTCTTAGAGCCTTTAAAGAGTCTAAAATAGATTTGTCTAAAAACTGCTTTTTTGACTTAGTCCCTCAAAAGTTTCTAAAGCAATACTGCTCTGTTCGCAATAAGATTACTGAGTATGTGATAAACAATTATCACAAACCAGAAAACTACGATTTTTTGGTAAACCTAACAAAAATTACGCATGACATGAAGTTTAGGAATTTGAATATTGATAAAACTGAATTGCGTGACCTAATGCACGAGGAGAGAACTAGAAAATTTGCTCATAAGCTGGGCCACATCTCACATTCTTGTAATTATAATATTTTTGGAACAAAGACAGGCAGGTTGACCACTAAGAAGAACAGTTTTCCTATACTTACAATGGATAAAAGATATAGAAAAATTATTAAGCCAACAAACGATTGGTTTGTATCTCTAGATTTCAATGGCGCTGAACTAAGAACTTTTCTAGCACTCGCAGGAATTAGTCAGCCAGATGTAGATGTGCATGAGTGGAATCGCATTAATGCTTATAATGAACTTGGTAGTAGAGAGGAGGTAAAGGAAAGGTTTTTTGCGTGGCTTTATAATATGGAATCCAAGGATTACCTTTCTCATAGAATTTACGGCAAAAGTAGAGAAAAGGTCTTAGAAGAGTATTATCAAAACAATAGCGTGACAAACCCCTTTAACAGATCCATTTCAGCAGATAATTATCATGCCATGAGTTACCTAATTCAAAGTACCTGTTCGGATGTTGTGTTAAGACAAATGATTAAGTTGAACAAATACCTGCAGGATAAGGACTCTTTTGTTGCATTTTGTGTGCACGATGAAGTAGTCTTGGACCTTACCGATGTTGAGTGCAAGCTAATCAATGTTTTGGTTGAATATTTTACAAATACGCCTTTAGGAAATTTTAAAGTTAATGTAAACTATGGCAAGAATTATGGAGAAATGAGAGAATGGATTCAATAATTGGATTAGGCGCAGCGGGCTGTAGAATAGCTGATAAATTCTCTCAATACCCCCAGTATGATATTTACAAGATGGACGTTGGCCTCAAAAGAACCCCAAGAACATATGGTATAAAAAAAGCCAGCACTCCTGAAGAGTTTGAACAATCAATTGGTAGTCTTAAGAGGTTTTTCAAACCATTGCAGGGCAAAGTTTTATTTGTTGTTGCAGCTTCTGGCTTTGTTTCCGGTGCTTCTTTGAGGATTCTTGAACAAATAAAATCACACGACACCTCAATACTATGTGTTTGTTCAGATCCAGAACTACTAGGTGAGATGGATAAGATGCAACAGCGCTTAACCATAAATGTGTTTCAACAATATGCTAGATCTGGGGTTTTTAATAAAGTAGCGTTGGTCTACAACAATCAACTTGAAGATATCTTGGGAGACATTCCAGTGATAGGTTTTCATGAGAAATTGAATGATCTGCTTATTTCTACAATTAATATGATAAATGTGTTTGACCGCTCTGAGAGTATTATGGATAATATTTCATCACCGCATGAAGTTAGTAGGCTATGCACATATGGAATTGTTGATTTTCAAACAGGGGAAGAGAAACTATTTTTTCCTGTTGACAACATTAGGGAAAAGGTCTATTATTACGCCATCAATGAGAACAAGTTGAGAGAGTCGAGCGACATTCGCAAGAAAATAATTTCTCAAGTTAAGGACAATTCTGTTGACACCAAGGTATCATATGGAATATACTCTACTCAATACGAAGAAGACTACGTTTATTGCGTAGCATACTCTTCAACAATACAACAATTAGATTAACCAGAAGTTGGGGATATTTGCCCAATTTACTATACAAGGAGAAAAACAATGGGAATCAATCTAGATAAGATGCGAGAGAAGCTTGCCGCAGTACAGAACCGTGGCGATTCAAGTAAGAGTGCTTTCTGGCGACCAGAGGACGGAGACCAGACTATTAGAATCATCCCGACAGAGGATGGAGACCCTTTCAAGGAGGTGTATTTTCACTATAACGTAGCTAAGGGTGGAATTGTTTGCCCAAAGCGTAACTATGGTGACGACTGTCCAATTTGTGAGTTTGCTTCAAATCTGTGGCGAGAGGGGTCAAATAATAATGACGACGCATCCAAGAGGATGGCGAAGAGTCTCTTTGCAAGGCAGCGATTCTTTAGCCCTGTGATGGTGCGAGGTGAGGAGAACGAGGGGCCTCGCTGGTGGGGTTATGGCAAGATGGCCTACGAGACACTTCTTAGCCTCGTGCTGAACCCTGACTACGGCGACATCACCGACCCAGAAGAGGGAACTGATATTGTACTCAGCTATGGAAAGCCTCCTGGGGCCTCATTCCCACAGACAAAGCTACAACCTCGTCGTAGAACATCTCCGATGATGGAAAGCGAAGAGGCAATTACTGAAACTCTAGATGCTATTCCTGACGTTGAACAGCTTTTTGAGCGTAAGTCGACACAAGAGGTCCAGGTAATTCTTGACGAATTTATGTCTAAGGATGTAGATGCAGAGTCTTCATCTTCGGAATCTGTTCACTATAATAACAATGGAGGAAATTCTGTTGATCAAGCGTTCAAGGAGCTAATGAACGCATAGTTAAAAACATTTGACTTGGGGCCGTTTAAGGCCCCTTGTCCTGGAGGAATAATGGCAAGAGCGAGAAAAGTGACTACTGGTAAACTATCGATGAGTGATATGCGTGCTTTAATTAATAAGCAGGCTGGATGCGAAGTTGCGTTTAATTTAAATGAAGATAACCCTACGGAGGTTGAGGAATGGATTCCAACTGGTTCTAGGTGGCTTGATTCTATTATTTGTCGAGGTCGTTTAGCTGGAATTCCTGTTGGAAAGATTGTAGAAATTGCCGGCCTAGAAGCTACTGGCAAGTCTTATATGGCCGCACAAATCGCTTCTAATGCGCAGAATATGGGAATCGATGTATTTTA